TAGCAGGTAAGGATAGTATTAATGATGGAGCTACATTTAGGATCAGATATACAACAGGCAAAACATTTACTAATGCTCTTGTAATAACTTGGAAGTCAAGGACTTATATGATTAACTCTATTATTAACGAAGCTGACTTGAATCAATATTATTTAATAGGTTGTGCAACACTTAAGTAATGGATTTAAAAGTAAGAGGCATAGAGAAATTAAAGCTAAAATTTGCAACGGGATATGAGCAGTTTAAGCAGCATACTATTAATGAATTAAATACAATGGTTGCTAATATAGCTCAAGAAGCTAGAAGCGATGCTGCTGATTTACCACCTATCCCTACAGGGGCAAAAAATCCATATAAAAGAACAGGCTTCTTATCAAGAAGCATTAATTCAATGCCTTATAATGGAAGTTTTGCAGAGGTAATAGTTAATGCCAAATATGGCCCTTATGTGGAGTTTGGTACTGGTAGCGGTTTTAATGTGCCAAAAAGGAAATATAATATAGCCAATAAAAATATTTTGCCATACGCATCTATTTTTAGAGGAAGAGGGTTAAGGAATAATAATATGCCATATAGATCGTACTTATTTTCTAATTTTGATATTGAGTACCCAAAGGCATTAAAAAGGATTAGAGCATTTAAAATCAAGTAAAAAGAAATATAAATATATTTCATTAAATTTGTACCAAAATGAAGGACTGCGGATATACATTAAGGAAAGCTTATTTCGATAAGTTTATCTCGGCTTCCTACTCATTAGCTGCTTATGATACCATAGCACCTGACACAGTAGAACCGCCTTTTTTGATTATAAGTAGTCAGACACAAGTGGACAATAGTAATAAACAAAGCTATGGTTTTGATGTTACTATCCAATTTGACATAGTTTATAGGACTTTTAAAGCAGGAGAAGTAGGGCAGAAAACTGTTGATACTTATGCAAATGAGTTATTAGAAATAGTAGGTGTTAGACCACCAAGCTATCCTAGTACCGCACCTGACTTTAAAATAGTGACTTGTAAGATTAGTAGTAATATTGCTACCTTTGACTATGTGGATGAGGCATATGTGTTTAGAAGGGTAATAACAATGGATCATTTCGTGAATCAATTAACATAAAAGAAAAATAAAATAAAATGGCAACAACAAGTGTATTTAACGGAACTTCATTAGTAGTTCTAATTGGAACTGAAGTAATAGGTTTCGCTACTTCATGTTCTTTAAGTTTGGCTATCGATGCTCCAGACGCATCTACAAAACAAAGCTTAGGATGGGCTGATGAAATTGGTGGGCAAAGGTCTTGGTCTTTAACAACTGATGGTTTAGCTACAGTAGTTCCAGGAACAGTTGCTACTTATGTAACTACTGCTGAATTGAATGCTTTAGCAATCGCTAGAACTGCGGTTACAGTTAAGTTTACTACAGTAGATAACTCAACAGTTGGTGGTGTAACTCCAGTTACAGGTGATGTGATTTATTCAGGTTCAGCATTTATTGAGAGTGTAGATATGACTGCTGATATGGAGAATCCAGTTACTTACTCAGTTTCTTTCAAAGGAACAGGGCCATTAACTATCGCTACCAACGCATAGTAAAAACAAACCAAAAAAACCAAACATATGAGAGGACAATTTGAATTAACTCTTTCCGATGGAAAGAAGATACCGATGCGTTTTTGTACATGGAGTCTTAAAAGATTCTGTCAATTACAAGGGATAGGGCCTTCTGACATAGGAGAAGCTTTAAGTGGCAAAGATTCACTTGATGCTATTGTGAACTTGATGAAATCGGCTGCTGAATATCCAGTATATTCTCAAGGGGTTACACCAAGCTTTACAGAAATGGAAGTGTGTGATTGGATAGATGATATGGGTGGAATGACTAGTCAAAAGTTCCAAGATGTCATGAAAACACTTTCAGAAAGTATGAATAGCGGAATAGATGATAAGCCAACAAAGTCAAGTAAAAAAGATGGAGTAAAAAAAAATTAGAGTGGATTGACATAGAAAGATATACAATGGGGGAGTGCAAAGTGCTTCCCCATTTGTTTTGGGAGATGACCATGGCTGAATTAGATTTTGTGTGGTACGGATATAGGCACGAGGAAGAGCAACAATGGATTAGAACTAGGTGGCAGACAACACTACTAATAAATATTCAGTTACCAAAAGGTAAGAAAGTTAAGCCACAAGAGCTTATTGAATTAGACTGCGATACTCGTAACTTTGTAAAGCAAAGGGTAATGACGGAAGAGGAATTGCAATCAGTTCTAGAAAAATATAAAATTGTTAAACCGATAATATAATGGCAGCAGATGATTTAATGCAGATTAGGATAACGGCAGACTTTAAAGAAGCCGAAGGTGCATTTTTAAAAATGGCTAAAGTAGCTACTGCTTTTGAAACTGACTTTAGAAGAATCTCAAGTGGATTAAATAAAGAGTTTAATAAGATTAATGGGATGGCTGAATTGTTTGGCAATTCTACTAATGTTGTTAAGGATAAGATGGATGCTCTTAAGAGGTCAATGGAGCAATTAATGACATTGGGGCTTCAACCAATGAATCCACAAGTGCAAAAATTAAAGGCACAATATGATGCTTTAGCTGCTAGTATAGTTCACACTACACAAGAAACAACAAAGGTCTCAAAGGCTACTAAACAAGCTGGGGATTCAGTTAAGAAATCCAATATGCAATGGACTAACTGGGCATTAGTGTTACAGGATTTGCCTTATGGATTTAGAGGTATTCAAAATAACTTACCTGCGTTAATGGGTGGTATAGCAGGTATGGCAGGGCCATTATATTTAGTTGGTTCAGCAATCATTGCTTTATTTACGGCATGGGATCAAGGTTCTTTTAAAGCAGAACAAGCTATTGACAGAGTGGCTGAAGCACATAAAAGGAATACAGAGGTTTTAACTAAAGGTGCAGAAGCGGAAGCGGAAGCATTGGTTGAAATGAGAAAGATGTCGGTTATTTTTGATGGTGTTAGAGATGGAACCATTACGGCAGAAGCAGCACTTAAGACATACAATGAAACATATGGAGAAACATGGGGTATAGCAAAAGGTGTAAATGAGGCAGAAGATAGTTTTATAAAAAAATCTAGTATGTATGTAAAGGCCACTGCGTTAAGAGCAATGGCTAATGAAAAATATGCACAAGCACAAGAGGCTTTTAAAACAGGAAGATTAGCAGCAGGCGAAGACCAAACATCATTCTTAACTAAGTTTGCAGCAGGAATGGATGCACTAGACCAGGTTGGTATAATGGGACTAGACGGTGTGTCTTTAACTAAGTTTGCAAAAGCGTTTACTAAAAACTATGCAGAATCTCAAAAGGTATTAGTAAATGACATTAAAAATTTAAGTGCATCTTCATTTGATTTATTAATGGCACAAGGTGCTAATTTTGAAAAAGAAGCAAATAAAATGCTTTCTGATGCAGGTATTAAGCCAACAGGCAAAGGTAAAAAAGGAGCAGGAGCAGGAGGAGCAGTAAAAGATAATTTTGCATTAGATTCCTTAAGGGCTAAACAAAAAGCATATAAAGATGATATATACGCATTTAGAGCTTATGGTATTCTTATAATAAATGAAGAAGAAAGATTAGCTGTAGCTAGAGCTAAGGCAGATGGCACATATGAAAAAAATAAAAAAGACATACACGCTAGATATGAAGCAGATAGGCTAACTAACAACAACCTATTTGAAGCAAATTTAAATAAGGTATTAGATGATAATGCAAAGATAAGAACGGCGCAAGAAAAAAAGGAACTAGAAATACAAGCTGCTAATAGATTAAATATATCTAAGGGAATATTAGAGATTAATAAACAATTTGCAGAAGATGATTTAAGAAACGCAATTTTATTTGCTAAGAATCAAACTAAAATAATTGAAACAGAACTAGGTGTTCAAGATAAGTTAAATAGAAATAATTTAACAAATAGAATACAATTTACAGAAGAGGCTTTAGCAAAATTAGTAGCCTTAGCTGCATATACATTTGATCCAAAAGTTCTTGGTGTTTATTTAGATGCTATTGATAAAATAAATGCTAAGCTAAAAGGCATGGGAGAAACATGGGATACTACTGCTAATCAAATTAAAGGAATATTAGAAGGGGTAATGGCTGATAGTATTACTAAGTTTGCTGAAAACATAGGTACTGCGTTAGCTGGTGGCAAGGTAGATTTATTTGGCGGTATTGGAGAAATGATTGCAGATGGTGCTATAGCAATAGGTAAGGCATTAATAGCTTATGGTGTTGCTTTAAAAGCATTTGAAATGGCAAAATTAGATCCAGTTTTAGCTATTGTAGCAGGAGCAGGATTGGTTATTGCAGGTACTGTTTTAAAAGCCAAACTAGCACCTAAAGAAAAAGGCGGTGCAATGCCATTTGCAAATGGCGGTATAGTTAGTGGCCCTACAATGGGATTAGTAGGAGAGTATCCAGGTGCTAAAACAAACCCCGAGGTTATTGCCCCCTTAGATAAACTTAAAGACATGATTGGTGGTGGAGGAAATGGTGAGTTTGTATTAAGAGGGAATGATTTAGTTTTGGCATTACAACGATCTAATTCATCATTAAACCTAAGAAGAGGTGGCATATAACTTAAAATACCAAATAACCGCTGCAAACAAAAATGATAAAATAGCGGTAGTTGAAATGTATATTGATGATACAGTTGCATCGGTAATTGAATACCCTGCAACTTCAATACAGTTAGAATATATACCTAAAAGCGATGATATTTATGAACCGATATATGCTAGTCAGTTAAATGTTAGTATTGATGTAACAGACAACCAAGACAATTTACCTGATTTTACAACATTAAACGATAGAAAATACTTAGTAAAATTAAAGATAGACGGAAGCGTATATTGGCAAGGATGGGTACTAAGTGATAATGTTCAATATTCATTTACTACAGGAAGAAAAGGTTTATCTTTTAATGCTATAGATGGTTTAGGAATGTTGGATTATATTCCATTTACATATACTGAAACCAATGTGGCAGGTAATACTAAGTTAAGTCCGCAAAGCGTACTTTATTTTTTATATAATTGTTTAGCTAAAATAGGATTCCCTACAGGATTAAATCTATATACTGCTTGTTCATATTATGCGTCAGGTATGCAAAATAGAGATAATGGTAGTCAATACGAACCGTTTAATCAAAGCTATTTAAGGCCTGTTTACTTTCAAAATAATGATGAAACATACGAAAATTGCCTAGAGATTTTAACTAAAATATTAAAGTCGTTTGGTTGTAAGATATATCAAGCTAATGGCAAGTGGATGATTATAGCGGTTAATGAATTTGCTGCTTATCCTTATTTTGCTTATACATATTACACAGAATATAATGCAAGTGGAACATTGGTTACATCAGGAACATTTAATACTTTAAGTGAAATTCAAGCATACATAGGTAATACAAGCGGAGTTTATTTTACTGATAATAGTCAAGTTAAGTTATTTAAAAAGGGTTATAATAATTTTAATTATAAGTATGACATTACTTATTCTAATAATTATATTTCTAACCCTAATCTTAAAAGCCTAACAAGTGGGTTTCCTACTTTATGGCAAACATTTAGTCAAGGAACAGGTGGTAGCGTTGCGGTAATAAGTAAACCATACGAAGCAAGTGATTGGTTTAATATTACATTGGGAGTTGGTTCTGGCATTACCGCTTTTAGTGAAGTGCATACAGGATTAGTTGGGTATGTAACTGCTAACGATAAAATAAATTATAGTCAAACATTCTATGCTCAAACACCTCAAAAAGTAAGAGGTCAAATACAAATATCAGTAACAGGCGTAGGTTCAGGTGCACCGCAATATTATATTAATAAAAATGGTGTTTGGCAAAATGCTTCAGTAGCACCTTTTGATAATTATTATGAAGTAGATCAAGTTGGAGAGTTTGATGAATTAAAAATAAATTCAGTAACAATTAACACCCCTCCAATACCAGTAAATGGTAGTTTATCTGTAATGTATATGCTTACAGAAGATGTTGCAAATTGTGCTACAAATGTAAAAATAGGTGGATTTGAATTAACTTTTGAATCACCTTTAACTAAAATAGAATCTACATCAATAGTTGATGCCAATAATCAATATCAATTAAATATTGATTTGCCATTAGGTTATCCTATCTATGATGATGATGGCATAAACAGAGTACAAGCAAACATGGCCTACGGCACTATACTGCAATTTTCAGATAGTACTTATATATCTGCAACAGGATGGTATCGTTATGGCCCTTATAATGCACCTACGGATGGTTTAAGTCAAACCATAATAAAAGAATACATAAACAATTATAGAAGAAACTTAATAAATATAGATTGTAACCTATTTGGAATAACAACAAGTAATGGTAATTTTGCTGCTAATAAGCTATTAAAGATATTAGATACCGATCCTGCACAAATAAATATTCAAAACAAAAGGTATATGACTGGTAATATGACTATTGACATAGTAAATTGCCAAACTCAAGCAACCTTATTGGATATTTCTAATGTAGAAATCAGCAGTACAATAACTACAACATTCACAGTAAACGGAGTACCTTATAATTAAAGAATAAACGAATAAAATGGCAAGTGTAATAAACGGAACGAATATAGTTTTATATGAATATGATAGCAACGCTACCTATTTCTTTAATGGAGATTTTGGTGGAGGTGTCTTTGATGGCATTGTGTGTAAGCAAATGAGTAGAACTCAAGAGGTACAAACTTCATCAAACTTTACTAAAACAGGAGCAGGAACAATAGCTGCGTTTATTACAGATGCTGGAGAACCTGGAGTAACTACAATACCAGCAGGAACTTGGACTTTTAGTGCTTATTATTCTATTGTAACCTCTCCTGCAAACGCTAAAATTAAATATGAATTATACAAGTATAATGGCAGTGTTGCTACCTTATTGTTTACATCGGCAGAAACCACTCTAGGGTTTACGGCAAAGACCTTATATACTACGGCAATGACAGTTACCGAAACGATTATAGGCTCGACAGATAGGCTTCTAGTGAAGGTTATTTACCTAGGTACAACTACCAACCAAATCACCATTTATACTCAATTTACTAATCCAGCTCAAGTAACTACAACTATACCATTAGGGACTCCAATGGGAGCTTCTACAAGTTGCTCATTTGAGGCATCTACCGAACAAGTAGAAGTAACCTCTCAAACATCAGCTTGGTTTAGGGAGTTTAAAAGTGATATTACTTCATGGACAGTTAATTGTGATGGCTTTATAGCCTTAAGTGGTTACTCTTATCTTGCTTTAATGCAGAAGCAATTAAACAGAGCTTCAATAGATGTAAGATTCTCAATAGATAATGACAATGCAGATAATAGTGATACTTATGGATATTCGATAGTAAGCGGAACGGCTAATATCACATCTATTAGCTTAAGTGCTCCTGTAGAGGGTGCATCTACTTATTCATTGGCATTACAAGGCACAGGCCCTTATTCAATAACAGGAACTCAAGTTATAGACGGAGGTTCTACAATATCAACTTCAAGCGTGAATAGTTTTTCTTATACGGCAGCAGGTGGTGAAACAACTGTTACATTCTCAGGTGCAATCGGAGCTACTTGTATATCAGTTACAAGAGGTGGTGTAGAGGTTAGAACGATAGCTACAAGCGGTGTACCAACGGATGAGAATGTTAGCTTTAATAGTGCCACAGGAGTTCTTACCTTTGCAACGGCAAGACCACTAGAAGTAGATGAGTTTGTCAGAATGATTACTAAATAATTAATTAGAAATAGAATGAGTCAACAGATACAGATTACTGGAGGTGCGAAAGTTAGGGATTTACAAGATGTCATTATTGGCACAAGTGGAGTATTAAGTTCTGTAGCTTTTGATGTGGCTAATGGTGTACCAAGACTTGATGTAAATGGTAAGATATTAGTATCTCAATTACCTAACTCCGTAATGGAGTATAAAGGTACTTGGAATGCTGCTACTAACACACCAACCCTTGTAAATGGCACAGGAAATCAAGGTGATGTTTACTTATGTAATGTGGCAGGTACAGTTGACTTCGGTGCTGGTGCGATTGCTTTTGTAGTAGGCGACCAAGTTATTTATTCAGGTTCTATTTGGCAAAGGGCTTCAGGTGCAACAGGAACAGTTACGAGTGTAGCGGTTACTGAAAGCGGAGATAGTTTAAATATCACAGGCTCACCGATTACTACAAGCGGAACGATAAACATAGGATTCAACGGAACTAATCTACAATATGTAAACGGAGCAGGAAACTTGACAACCTTTCCTACTTTAATCACTTCCATAGGTTTATCTATGCCGAGTGCTTTTAGTGTCGCAAATAGCCCTTTAACGGCTAATGGAACGATTGCAGTAACAGGAGCAGGTGTTGCTTCACAATATATCAGGGGAGATGGTACTTTAGCAGATTTCCCTTCAAGTGGCGGTGGCGGTTCTTCGGTTTCGTATTATCTTAACGGAGGAACAAGTCAAGGCACTATTGGTGGTACTACTTATTACGAAATGAGTAAAACTGCTGACACAGGAACAGGGGTTGATTTCGCTAAATCAGGAGATGGTTTTATAGTAGCTTTCTTAACTGATGCTAACGACCCTGCACAATTAAACATACCAGCAGGAAATTGGAACTATGAGATTTATGCACAAATGAGTTCTAATGGTGGTACTCCGCAGATGTATGCAGAACTTTACAAGTATGATGGAACTACTTTCACTTTGATTTCTACAAGTAGCAATGAGATTATATACGATGGTACTGCTTTGAATCTTTACACTTTTGCGATGGCAGTTCCTGAAACAAGTTTAACTTTAACGGATAGGTTGGCGGTTAAATTATACGCTACGAATAGCGGTGGTAAGACTACAACTATTCATACTCAAAATGGTCATTTGTGTCAAATTATAACAACATTTAGTACAGGTATTACTGCATTGAATGGTTTGACTGCTCAAGTTCAATACTTTCAAACAGGAACAAGTGGAACGGATTTCAATATTTCAAGTACAACGGCTACACATACTTTTAACATTCCTGATGCGAGTGCAACTGCAAGGGGGTTGATTACAACAGGAACTCAAACGATAGCAGGTGCTAAAACATTTAGTGCAACATCTTTAACTTTAGCTCCATCATCAAGTGGGGGTACTTTAAATTTAAAACAAGATGCTTTTTTAGGTGCAACTAATGGATATACATCTTTAACATCAAGCGGAAGTGATTTTGCAATAATTGCTGCAACAGGAGTTAGTACAAGTAAACAAGCGGTATTTAGTTTATCTTCATTAGGTTCTACTTTAAGAACATACACGCTACCTGATGCAAGTGGAACAATAGCTTTAGTTGGTGGTAGTGGAGTAGGTACAGTTACTAGCGTAGCTGCTTTAACAATAGGAACAACAGGAACGGATTTAAGTTCAAGTGTGGCTAATAGTACTACAACTCCTGTAATAACATTAAATGTACCAACTGCAAGTGCAACGAATAGAGGTGCATTATCAAGTGCGGATTGGACAACATTTAATAATAAGCAAAGTGCAATAACTAATCCTGTAACAGGAACAGGTACAACAAACACCTTACCTAAGTTTACTGCTGCATCTACAATAGGTAATAGTAATATTACAGATAGTGGTACTTTGATTACACTTAATTCTAATAGTTATATAAATGGTGCTTTAGGTATTGGAAGTACAAGTTTGACAGGGTATAATTTAAGAATTGCTAAAACATTAACAGGTGGTATATCAGCGTATGGTATAGAGTCTTCAGGTGCTATTCAATCGGATGTAACAAATTTTGGTATATTAAACTCTACTTATGGAAATACACAATCTGCAAACTTTACTTTAACAAATCTTGTACATTATTACGCAGATGCAAATTCAACATTTCCAAATGTAACCGCAGGTGGTGCAGTAACAAGTCAATTTGGATTTAATGTTACAAGTAGTTTAATAGGAGCTACAAACAATTATGGATTCTTTGCTAATATTCCAAGTGGAAGTGGTAGATGGAACTTATATATGAACGGTACTGCTAACAACTATATGGCGGGTTCTTTGGGTATTGGTAGTACAAGTTTAAGTAATAGAAGTTTACATATTGGTAAAGCAATTACAGGTAGTACTATTTCTTTTGCAGTTTTATCAAATGGCACAGTACAGTCAGATGTAACATCGCAAGTTAATAATTTTACATCATCTTTAAGTACTGCTGCGGCTGCTTTTACATTACCAACTTATTATCACTTTTCTGCATCACAAGGGACTATTGGTGCAGGTTCAACAGTTACTTCTCAATATGGTTTTTTAGCTGATTCATCAATGACAGGTGCTACTAACAATTACGGATTCTTTGGAAACATAGCAAGTGGCACTAACAGATGGAACTTGTATATGGGTGGAACGGCTGCTAACTATATGGCAGGTCAGTTACTTATTGGTACAACTTCATCTACTTTTTTATTAGATGTAAATGGCACTACAAGATTACAAGGTATAACAACTATATCAAGAAATGATAGTGGTTTAGTTAGTTCATTAAATATTGTTAATACAAGCACAACAGGTGCAAATAATATAAAAATAGGTCAAGATTTAGCTAATAATACATTAGGTTTTGGATGGTATCCAAGCGGGAGTGCTACATATAATAGTCTAATTCCTAATACTGCGTATATGTATGCATTATCAGGTGCTTCACAATTATCATTTAATACTACTACTGCTTCACAACCAATTACATTTTCTACAAATGATTGGAATGAAAAAATGAGAATATTTGGAGGTGGTAATGTTATTATTGGTGGTGGTAATACTCCTACAGACGCAGGCTACAAGCTAGATGTAAATGGTACTGCAAGGGTGCAGGATAACTTAACTGTATCTAATAATAGAAATGCTGGAACAGGTATAACAATTTCTAATACTACTTCAGGAACGACATCGGCTTCTCAAATAACTTTTACAAGTAATTCAAATGCTTTTATTGGTAAATTTAGTTCATCTACTTCAGCGTTTAGAATAATTAATCCTAGTGATTTATATTTACTTAATCAAAGCGCAGGAGATATTGCAATACAAAATGATGTTGGTAATATAAAATTTAATACAACTAGTACAGGTAATGTACAAGCTATATTATTTACCACAGGAAACTTTGCAGTAGGAACAGGTACAGATGTAGCATCTGCTGTTTTACAAGCAAGCTCTACAACTAAAGGCTTCCTACCACCAAGAATGACATCAGCACAAAGAACAGCAATTAGTAGTCCTGCGGAGGGTTTAATAGTAGTACAAACAGATGGAACACAAGGATTATATTTATATATCGGTGCAGCGTGGCACTCAATTACAATGTTATAATAAAAATAAATAACTTTACACAATGGCAATAGCTAATATAACAAACAACATTCTAACTGATAGCGGTGTAGCTACAAGTAGTTTATTAACAACAAGTGCTGCGGCTGCAACTTATCAAACTATTCTTACTAACCCAGTAACAGGTACAGGAACTACCAACTACCTACCTAAATTTACAGGTGCAAGTATAATAGGGAATAGTGCAGTGTATGATGGTGGTGGATTTGGTGGATTTAATAGTACAGGATTAGGAAGTAGAACATTTGTAATTAATGCTGCTAATGCAAGACCTTTAGCATTAGAAATGGTTGAATACGCAAATGTACACGCAGTATATGTAAGACCTAATAATAGTGGGTATAATTTAATAAGTTCAAATTACATTAGTGGTGGTGTTTATAATCCATTGGCTTTATCAGGTAGAGAAAATAATACTGACCTTGTATTAACTACAAGTGGGAATGTTGAAATTGGTAATTCAGCAGTTGCAAATTTATACAAGCTAGATGTTAATGGTACAGGAAGGTTTAGTGGTAGATTACAATTAAACTCATCTACTTACGCAGTATTAGATATGTATGGAGCAAGTGGATATGGTAATCAAATTAGATTTGGAGATGGTACAACATTAAAGGCAGCAATTAGACAAAATTATAATATAGGAGAAGGATTAGAATTTTATTCAGGTGGTATTGCATTAGCAAATTTAGCCTTATACATAAATCCTTCAGGTAATATATCAATAGGAAATACTAATAATACTTATAAACTTGATGTTAATGGTACAGGAAGGTTTAGTGGGAATGTTGGTATAGGAGGAGCAAGTCTTACTTCATTATGGCAAGGTCAATTTTTACAAGTTTCGTCAGACTTAATATTAGGCAGATTAACTGTTAATGGATATTCATATTGGGGACATAATGTAGCATTTAATGGTTCTGCATTTAAGTCTATAAATGGTGGAAGCGGAGCATTAATTGGATTAAGTGGAGCAGGTGGATTTAATATTGATTTTGCTAGTGGTGCAGCTGCCGCAGGTGATACTTATCCAACTTACGCAACTAAATTTGCTTTAACAAATGCAGGAGCAGCTACATTTGCTTCATCCGTTACCGCAACATCATTCTTTGAAAGTTCTTCAATTAAGGGTAAAGACATTATAGCTACTAACCCATTACTTGCATTAGACATTGATGTAATAAAATATACAAGGAAAAGTGATGAAAGTAAAGATATTAGATATGGTTATTCAGCAGAGCAAATACATTCATTAATGCCTGAACTTACGGATAAGGATGTAACTGCGGTAAAATATTTAGATGTGCATACGATTTTAATATCTCAACTTCAAAAAGAGATTAAAGAATTAAAAGCTAAAATGAATTAATATGGCAGATACTTGGACAGGTAACGCATACAATCAATGTGTAAGTTTTAAGGCATTAAAAGATGGAATTACTACAGGTGGGTTTGCAGGTAATTCTTATTCAGCATTGCCTGATACAAGGGAATTAGTAACTGTTGCAGATACGAACACATACATTATTGGAATATTTGCTGAAGATGGAGAATCTAGTATATACCCAACTTTTAGTGCATATTCTAGCGGAATGGTATTAACAAAATACGATTTAAGTTGTTCCAAGATATTTAGCACATCGGAAACAACAAGTTCTAATTGTGGTGGTACAGGGGAGCAATTTTTATTTGTTCCTTATATAAATACTACAACTGACCCTTGGCAAACAGGTGCTCAACTTTATAGTAATCGTGCTTGTACTACTGCTAAAACATTTGCAGGAACAAGATGGATATATTATTACGGAAATGCAACATCTTATGAAGTAAGTGCAGCAGGTACATTAACAGGAAATACTTTTGCGTGTTAAAAATATAAAATAAAATAAAATGAAAACAATCTCTCCTATCCAAAGTTGGATAAACGGAAAATCAGTAACGGCAACAATCTTTAATATGTATGTAATCGGTGGGGTGCTAGGTTCATCTGCATCGTTTTACTATTCATTATTAGATAGTGATTTAGCTAATGTAGCACAAGGTAATTTAACAATGAGTGGGGATGCTTACACTGCTTGGGGTAATGATGATGAGTATGCTTGGGATTGGGCTGCATCTAGCGACCAACTTAATCTTACAATCATTGGGGATTATGTTCCACCTGTGCCTGAAGTAGTTGCTGAAGTAACCGAATAGTAAAATATGATTAATTTTAAGAATGGTTTGTCAATAAGTGGCAATCCTAAAATAGTTAAAACGGAATTTGGTGTTAAAATAACCAATGATTATGGATTAAGTATAGAATTGTCAAATTATATATGGAACTTTTTTAATTAAAACAAATAGTATTTAATCTTATATTTGTAAAAAATCAATCAAATGAAATATCAACAACTCAACACCCTAGTCGCATCAATTAATGCGGTTATCGGTTCACAGGAAACAAAAGTTCAAAAAAAATTATTCCGTTTGTATGAAAAAGTCAAATCCCACCACGAAAGCTATCAAGCCCAAGTTGAAGAACTCCGCCTTGATAACGCATCAACCGATGATAAAGACATTTTATTATTGGATGAAAAAGGTGGTTACAAGTTTACTAAAGAAAGTATCAAAAAACTAACTGCTCAAGTTAAAGAACTAGGAGAAAAGGAGTTTGAGTTTAAGCCTATTGAAGTGGTTAATTCTTCAGGACTTAAAGAATTTACATTCCTTCAAGATTGGACAACAGGTATCGCATTTATAACAGAAGAAGAAGAGGAATTGTAATGAAGTTCGTTAAGGACAATATTTTGTTCATAGCCATAGTACTTTTAGTGTTATGGCTATATTTTTTAGTTAAACCTTCGTATTTACCTAGGGTTATAAGTGGATTCGATACCTCCAAGTTTAAGAAGGTGCAGGTAATCCATGATACCCAGTACTCAAAAGTGTACATAAATCGGTACAGAAAGGGCGATTCTATACCTTACAAGGTCATAGATACCTTATATACGCATATATCCGATACGATACGCATAATATCCGATTATAGCCAAGTCAAGGCTTATTCCGACACTATTAAGAAAGATTCTAATATCTTTGTAATAGATGATACTATCAGCCAAAATAGGATCATCAGTAGAGGATTTAAGGCAGATATAACCCAAAAAACCATCGTTGTAAGAGAGTTCTACGCTAGTAAACCGACTAATACCCTTTATTGGGGCATTAGAGGCTCATACAGCCCACTTAATGGCTTGGAGGTATTAAGTCCTTCCTTGATGCTAAGTGTCAAAAATAAGGCTCTAATAGGCCTTAGCGTAGATATTAGTAAAAATTATAATATTGGGTACTCTGGTGGTATCTACTTTAAAATAGGAAAAAAGTAAAATGGCAATAAAGAAAGAAGGTATCTTGGGAGTAAACCCATTACCTATATCGTTTAAAGAGTTTGTTAAGAACCCTGTTATTGGGACATTATTTGTTGTACTTATAGGTATATCCTATTTGTATGTAGACATCAAAAGCACTTTTAAGGGCCAAATACAAAGCCAGGAATACAGAATATCCAACCTTGAGCATAAGGATTCCTTAAAAACACAAGCCCTAATGGAGTGTAAGACTGCTTTAAGTGCTACTAGCACAAAGCTAGAAACGCTACAGGATTTAGGAGCTATTAAAAAATCTGTAAAATAATAGCAATGAAATTATTATTCTTATCATTATTGTCAATCTTCACCCTAATAGGATATGTTAAAGTAGAAGGAGTTAAAGAACCTAAATTAACTAAAGATGACAGAGAGTTTAAACAGTTAATGGTTGACTTTAACAAGACACTAGAACATAATAAAAGCGTTCAGATAAAAGCAGATAATACTAAAAACAAATTAATAGTAGCTACTACTAATAAAATATCTGAATTATCTAACGAGAATAAATCACTTAAGAATGATATTAATGAACTAAAAAGTTTAATTAGTATAGTCAGAATTGACACTATTTACATTCACGATACTATTCAGATAAAAGAGAAGAAAAGCTTTTGGGGTAAGACTAAAGTAGATACAACAGGAAATTAATATGAAACAATTTTTTACGGAAGATAATGGAAGATTAAGCATGAAAAGATTATGTGGTTTACTATGTGTAATATCATTATGCGTTACTATGTACCACAATAGTTTTAGTGATGAACATACTGCTCCTTCGACAATACTTGTAGAATCAGTAGCTTTGTTAGCATTCGGTTGTTTAGGCTTAACAACAGTAGAGAAAGTATTTAAAAAATAGTTATGAAGTTATCAGCACATTTTGACTTGTGTGAGTTCACCAGGAGTGAGTCAGCAAAGCGTGAAGGAGTTAGTAATAACCCAACACCTGAGCATTTAGAAAACATAAAGACTTTATGCGAGAAGGTGCTAGAACCTATTAGAGCAAAGTTTGGCCCTATTAATATTTCTAGTGGATACAGAAGTGCTGACCTTAACCATTTCATTGGAGGCAGTTTAAATTCAGATCATTGCAAGGGCCGTGCGGCAGATATAGATATGGATGGTCATGGTGGAGAGGTAAGCAATACAGACATCTTTAATTACATAAAGGATAATCTTGATTACGACCAATTAATTTGGGAGTTTGGTAATAAAGATAAGCCTGATTGGGTTCATGTGGGATACAGAGGGAAAGACAATAGAAAGCAAACTTTGAGAGCAACCAAAGTAAACGGCAAGACTACTTACTCGACTTACTAACCAAACCAACCAATATGAGCAAAACCAAAAATGTGGGTGTCATAGGCGATACCCATTTTCCTTTCTGCCATCCTAAGTACCTCGACTTTTGTTATGAGGTATTCAACAAGTTTCAATGTACAGAAATAGTCCACATAGGAGATGAAGTGGACAATCATGCGATTAGCTTCCATGAGCATAACCCTAATGGGGAGTCTGCTTCTAAGGAGGCTATTATGGCTATGCAACAATTAAATATTTGGTACAAGCGTTTCCCTAATGTAAAAGTCTGTATAGGCAATCATTCCGCTTTACATAAAAGAAAGGCTTTAGCTAACGGATTACCAGAGAGATTTATTAAATCATATGAAGATGCTTGGGAAGCTCCTAGAGGCTGGAAATGGAGCTTAGAATGGGAAATAGATGGTGTTCTATATACCCATGGTACAGGATCATCAGGACAAGCAGGTGCAATCAATAGAGCAAGAGATGCAAGACAATCAACTGTAATAGGTCATATTCACTCCTTTGGGGGAGTTTTGTACTCCTCAAGTGACAAGGATATGATATTCGGTATGAATGTGGGTTGTGGCATAGATATTAATGCCTACGCAATGGAGTATTCACGACCTTTCCCCAAACGACCAACATTGGGTTGTGGAGTTGTTTTAGATGGCGGTAGAATTGCTATATTTGTACCCATGCCATTAGGAAGCAAGATAGTAAGGCTTCCAAGCAAAAAGTAGGTTAAATCCGTTATAACATAAGTGTATATTTCATTGATAATCAATGATGTGTGCACTTTTTATTTCTATAATAATTAAAGCGTAAATTTGTATGAAGACCAAAGCGGAACTAGAAATCGATGAGTTGATGAAAAAAAGGGATGAGTTGGAAGTAAGATTGAATTTAATAGTTCAAAAGCTTAGGTTAACAATAATTAAACATAGCATATTAAATGTTACTTCAAATAACTCAATTAACGGAAGATGATAGCTACGAGTATGGTGATGGCACAGAGCCATCAGAAGCTTGGATAAATATTCATTTAGTTGAATCCGTTACAGATGATGAAGAGGATAAAGATAAGTGCTATGTGTATATGCAATCACAGGACTACTTCTACATAGATGAGAGCTCAGACTCTTTTATTAAG